TATCATTTCAAATCTGTACTAACTTATGAATTTGTTCAGAATTTTTTTAAATATTTATCGTTTTTACTAGACTAAATTTTAGAATAATATGTTGCTGAACCTTTTAAAATGTTAAAACGACCGTTATCAGCTCCCCAGATTGTAATTATTGATGGATTAATTTGTATTCTTGTAGCACCTTTTGCTCCAGATAACGAACTAAAAGCTAAACTTGACTCTAATCCGTGCGATTCGGCAACTGGTAAAAACTTTTGAGGAATATCAACAAGCTTTTGATTTTCTAGGTAAAACAAATTATTCGTATTATCTTGAATCAAGACATTTACACTCACAATGTTTCCTTGTTTTACAAACGATACAAAGCCGTTTGCAATGTTAATTGTTTGTTTTTCAATTTTAAACAAATTTTCTAATTTGTCCGAAATCGGCTTATTCGATATAGCTCTGAATTTCCCTGAATCGTTGTATGTCAGACTGTTGTCTTCTGTACATTCGTAGTAAAATTTTGTAACATTATCAAAATAGCATTTCCCTCTAACTTTATCCCCTGTATCTTGAATATTTCCACCAAATTCTAATCCCATTATTTCATTTAACCTTGAATCAACGTTTATCACAACAAATTGACTTCCGTTGTATGTTAATTCATAAGTTTTGTTTGGCTTGAAATCACCTGCTTCTATTTGTTTTAAGTTTCCGTTGTATTCCTTCAATAACGTGTAATCGTTATTATTCAGCCTTAATTTTGTTGTCGAATTAGTATTTTTAGAATCAACGTTTATTCTTAATTTCAAATCATTGTTCACTCCAAACTCATTTAATCCGTCTAAATTACAGATGTAATAATCTATATTCAAATTCGTTGTTTTATTTGCTTGTAAAGTGTGTACATTCCCAAGTTGTAAGCCATCATAAATTTCTTCCGTTTCAGGTGTTCCGTTTTCTCTAATGTTCCCAAACGCTGGGACGATACTTTTTATTTTATTGTTTCCTCTGTTAGTTTCTTCCACTTCGTAATGTGTAGGAAACTCAACTTGTTGTGCCTTAAATTTTGTTAATTTTGCCATTTTTCCTCCTATTTCAAATTAATAATATTGTCTTCGCCTAAATCAAATTGCCCTAGCTTATTGCGACCAAATCGACCAAATCTTGAATAAGCAAAGTTACAAACTGGATTTCTTTTAGCTTCATTTTTAATTACATTTTGACCTAATGTTTTTCTTCCAAATCTCATTCCAACTACATAATTATCCAAGCATTTATGTGTATTTACTTTCACACCACCACCAACAATACTGTCCAAATCCAATTCGTCGATTAGTGAGTAATCGTACTCTTTATCGCTTATAAATTTAACATCATATAGAGCCGGTTCGTTGTCTGTGTTCACATTAATTGCTGGTGTTAGTCCAGTAAACATTTCTCCGATATTACTGATAGTTTCAAGGTTAGGAACTAATTTATACTTTCTCATTGCTAATTTAATTCTATTTCTGTATCTGTCATCAGTCTGTCCATTCCTCGAAACATCAAATTTTTCTCCTAAATCATCCAAAAATTCTCCGTTTGCATAATCTACTAAATGTTGTTTTTCTATTAAATTATAAATTCTGTCAACTTCATCAAATAATTTTGATATTGCTTTATAAAAAGAGCTTACATTGCTATTTTTTTTAAGCCACCACGGACATTTTAACATTAAATAATCAAAATTACTCTGCATATTCCGCCACCTCGTTAAATCCTAACTCTAATACCTTTTTAAAGCCACTAGTCGTTTCATTTTTAAATTTAAAAGAAACATCTATATTAAGCAATCTGTCGGCTGAATAAATCTGTCTAATATACTCGCTTTCGCACCGATATGATGTAATATAATCGCCAACCTCTACACTTTTTAAATACTCTTTTACAATATCTTTTAAATTATCTAATAAGATATTAGTACCTTTTGCTGCTGTAAAATCAATATTTACTTCTATTTCTCGTTTTTGCGGTCTATAAAACTTAATTTCTCTGTCTATCCCTTGATTATCTTTAACTGTTACAACTGTATCTCCGTTCATTTGTATAGCCTGATCTTTTTTTCTCCATATTGCTTTTGCTATATCTTCATTTCTTCCGCCGTCTACGATTAAAACAATCGACTTTGGTTCTAATCCTTTGCTATCAACTGTCATTGTTTTATTTTCGTCAGCATAAACAGATTTAACACCTTCCTGTTTCAATACTTCCGCTCTAATTCCGTCCAAATTCCATTCACTCTCATTACGACTTAAAAACCAACGTTCAATGTATTCATTATCACTTTCTTGCCCCTGTCCACCAGCTGCAATTTCATTTTGCTTGAAGTCATAAACTCCATTTACAACTTTAACTATCTTGATAATGCTCCCAATCTCTTTGTTCCCTTGCTCTCCTGCAGTATCACAAACAAACTCAAAAGTAGTTTTATTGTTCAGCGTTCCACTTTGGTTAAGTGTGTATCTTGTCCCATCATTTGCCTCAAGTATTACATCACCTTTTTCAAGATCTACATTAAGTCCACCAATTAATTCAATTTTGACAGTTGCATGGCTTTCTTGCTTTCTCTTAAAGAAAAACGGACTATTTGCTAAATGCTCATCTATTTCAATTCCTTCACAATTAAGTAAATTCATTTTGTCAGCTTGTATCTGTTGCCGTTCCATTTTTTCCCTTAAAAGTCTAGCGACTGGATACATCAGCATATACCAAGCACTTCGCTTATCATTAGAATAATCAGCTTTTAACAATGTTTTTAACTCATTGTTTAAGATATTCATATTGTCCTGAACCGTATTAACTTTTATTCTCGCCAACCTATCCCAACTCCTTTCATTAAAGTTTTCTCATTGTCATTAAAAATGATACCAATATTAACTTTTAAATGCCTGTTCTCGTACTCATACACTTCAACATAGCATCTACTTAAATAGTCTCTAAAATTATTCAATATCTTATCTCTAATATGTTCTAACACTTCATTTTCATTTCCGTGAGTTCCAAATAACTTTTCAAAATTTAATCCATATTTAGTGTCATATTCAAGTTCTCCCTCACGAACATGTAGCATTAAAACAATTTGTTGGATCACTTCAAAATATTTTTCTTTTACTTTAAAAAATTGCACATCACCATTTTCAACATACAATTCCCCAGTTGCATTATTCAATTTTATGTCCATAAATCACACTCCTTTACGGATGAATATAAGGAACTCCGCCCTTGCTTGTTCCACTCTCTGTATCAACTGTTTTTGCTTTCACTTCTCCGCTCTCTATATTCCCAGTTTTGATGTTACCTTCCATTTTTATATTTCCGTTTATTCCTATCGAATTTGGCTCTACATCAGGGTTTACATCAGTTGGAATATAAAAAGGCAAAGCAATAGCATTTGTAAGATTATGCCTTTTATTTGTGTTTGCCGTTGTACTTTCCTTTGTAATATATCCACTAGCGTCTCGGCTCAAAATTAAAATTGGGACTACATCACCAACTTTAAATTTAACTTTAAAATTAATTTCTTTGTTCCCCAATTGGCACATTGGAACATGCAAAATAGGCGGCAACTTAACATCTTGAAACTCTGCCATTGGCTCGACATCCACAAATCCATTTCCATGTACTTTTGTTATTTTAGCGATTAAAGATGTATCTATTTTCCCAAGCATTGCTTTCACATATTCTTCCATCATTTTCTTCTACCTTTTCCTTTACTTCTCTTAACTTGAGTAACTTTTCCTTTTTTATTTTCTTCTTTTTCAATCTTTTTAATTTCCGCATTATTTTTCTTAACGTCTGAATCGTTATTTACAACTCTCACTTTTAAAGTCATTTTAAAATCACTAATATCACTGATTTCAACAATTTGACACATTGTTGAGATTTCATTACTTATTAATTCGATTAAATCACCTTTTTTTAAATAATAAATTAATAAACACTTGACTTCATAGTCGTATTTCAACTCTTCTTTTTTTTCTTTTTTATCAGACTTTTTTGTTTGAGTATTGTTTTTTGAGTTCTTAGTTGCACTTTTATTATTTTTTTGATTTTTTGCTGTTTTTACTTGCTTTTTTTGTTGCTGTTTTGCCACTTTTTTCCCCACCTTTTGATGTTTTTTTGCTTCCTTTTTTGCCTTTACTTTCTTTTGTTTTTTCTACTTTGTAACTGATTTCTTCAACATTTTGTGGCTTAGGCTCTTCTAAAAGTCCACTTTGATAGCTTAATTTGATTACTTTTTCAGTATTGATCTCATTGTGATATATGTAAATAAAATCATTCTTCGTTGTCATTTGACTGTCACAATCTTTTACGATTTGACCTATTTCATACAATCCACTGCCTAATATGCTTTCTCCAATACTGTAAACTTTATTATTCTTCAGTTCGCACTGTTTAACGGTAAAACCACATTTACTCGCTAAGTCATTAATAATCGTACTTGCTGTTGTGTTTGGAGCATAAGCGGCACTTACTAATTTTTTAAAATTCGCAGGAACCTCACGACATTTTAATTTTAAAGTTCCTTTTTCCATTTCTTTCCTTGTAATAATTCCGCTCGCTACTTCGCCAATATCCGCTCCATATCCAGCTACAAGCCTAACACTATTTTTTAATTTGATTTTAGCTACTGTTGTGTTTGTTAAACCCTTAATTTCTATATCAAACTCGTTTGGTTCCTCGTTTACCGATTTGTAAGTCCATTTTATTTCTACACCATTTATTACAGTTGGATCCGTTAAGCCAAAATCTTTTGGAAAAATAAAATTCAAAGCTCCGTCATCTGTTTCAATCTTTATCTCTGTTTTTTCTAAAAATAGTTTATTAAACATTTCCCTCTCCTGATTCAAATATATCAAAATATTCTAAAAAAATAGTTTCACAGAAATTCTCGAAAGTGATTGGGACTTCTTTTTTGTCAAAACTAAGTGGAACAATGTAACAATTTAAAAATTCATTATTAATGTTATTATTTTCATCTTTTGCTATAAACCAGCCGATCGGTCGACCATATACAAGTTTTTCATTTTCTAATAACAGTTCACCGTCTTCATCCATAACATCAATATAAATACGATTGTTACTTTTAAAATGTTTTATTCTTAACAAATATACCTCACTTCCGCTTTTAAAAGTAAAAACATAAGGTATTTTATTTTTATCTATTTCTATTCTCATTTTAAAAACCCCTTATATTCAATATTACTTGTTTTTGTTCCAGCAATTCCTGTTTTTTGTTCCTCTCTTAATGTTGTCACTTCTGTTCCCAATATGTCACCCTTTCTCATTAAATAAGCAAATTCCAGCACTTCAAAATCAATTTCAAATTCTAATGCTGATTGTGTTTTGTAGCTCCTTGAAACTTTAGTGATAATCATGTCCTCTATTGTTTCAATTGTGGAAATAGTACATAACATTTTCTTTTGCCACAATTCTACTATTTGCTCGTAAATACTCTCAGCATTTTTGGTAACTAAATCACTCAAAATTACCGAAATACTGTATTTTCTGTTACTATGAGAAACATTACTGCTTATTAGCGTGTTATCTCTGTCTTCTAACGAATGCGTCTTAACACTGCTACTTCTTTCATCACTTTTAATCTGCACCCATTCGAGTGCTATATCATTAATCTTACATCGTTCAGCTTCTTCAAAAAGTGTAAACCCAAATCTGTCTCCGAAAAACTTGTTTATCTCAGAAGAGTAAGCTAGAGCGACACCGTAAACAGTTGCTCCAGCTGTTCCTAAAAAGCTATTCAGTCCCATGCTAAAACCTGCGCTCTTAGCTTTTTTGTAAGCCACATTACCAAAAGCATTGCTTTTTATTTTTTCTTTTGTTGCGTTCAAACTGCTAAAATCCATCGCCTAACCTCCCATCGCTATGAACTTCTCTTCAAAAAATCTTCTCATTATTTCTTCCACTTTTCTAGCTAAATCCTTACTATCTCCACCAGAATTTTCAATAACAACCGTTGGAGAAAATGTATATTGATTATTTCCGCCATTACTTTTCCCTGAAGATGAAGAGCTAGAATTCTTATTAATTAATGATTTTGATGAACCGCCAAATTGGTCTCTCATCATTCTTCTAGTTGATTCTGCCGTAGATATTCTTGTACCTTGAGGTAAATTCATAGTCATTTCTTCGTTAGCCAAAAATTGTTGACCGCTCGGCAACCTAATCATTTCCGCTCCCTTTTCTGCGACTGTAACTGGTCCACCTTCCCAAGATTTATCCCCGATATATCTACCTTTTCCACCTCCTAAAAATCCTAGCCAAGATGGCGGTTTTACTTTAAACATTCCAGCGATTTTACCAGCGATTTCGCTTACTTTTCCAGCCAATCCGTCAAAAAATCCTTTGATTGCATTAATTACTCCTTGTGCAATACTTTTTGCTTTATTAAATCCTTGAGTAAAAAAAGTTGCAATCCTGTTAACAACAGCACCAATTGAGTTTACAACTCCAGCAATGACTGCCAATACTGCACCCATAATACTTGCAACTACTCCAATTATCGCCGAAAATACTCCGACTACAGCTCCAACTATTCCAGCAAAAACACCAATTACAACTTGAGCAATTGGAACGAATGTGGCTATTAATACTGCTCCTATTTGTAACACAATCCCAATAATTGGAATCAAAGCAGTACCAATTTGAACTGCTAGATTAACAATTACTGCAAATATTTGCATTACTGGTGCAAGAGTCGGAGCCAACATGGAAACCGCTTGCATTATTTGACCGAACGCCATTGCAAACATATTCCCAATACTTCCAAAATCAATATTGGCGAACAATGTCATTACAGCATTACCTATATCACTGAATATTTGACCTATTTGGCTAAAATTAATGCCACTTAACATTTGACCAATCACTCCTGCAACTTGCCCTGCTAAGCTAATTATCATATTTAATCCATTAGCAATGCCGTTTGTAAGTCCATCGCCACCGATTCCACTGAATGCTTGTTTAATTAATCCGCCTTGTTGCACACTTTGAGCCATTTTTTGACCAGCATTAGTTTTAAGCAATTCATTTACTTTTGTAAGTAGTCCATCCATAGCTTGTTGCCCTGCATTCTGTGCTTGTTGCCAAACTTTTCCAAAAGTAAGGGGCATATCTTTATATTTGCTTTCTATTTCACCAGCACTTCCTAACACTGCATTTTTAATTACATCTGAAGTAATTTTACCTTCAGAGCCTAACTTTTTAAGTTGCGCCATAGATACTCCCATTGACTCCGCTATCTTCTGAGCTAAAATTGGAGCATTTTCCATTACCGAACGAAACTCATCACCTTGTAGCTTTCCAGAAGTCATTGCTTGATTTAACTGATACATTGCCGCTTTCGATTCTTCTGCTCCAGCACCCGAAACCTTAAAGGCCTTGTCTAATGTGCTTGTGAATTTAACTGCTTCATTGTCGTTGAACAATCCGTTAGTAAGCATTTTAAGTTTAGCAATTGAATCTAGTTGTGCTCCATAATCTGCCCCACTGCTTTGAGCCGCTGCAAAAGTTTTTTGTTTCAATCCACCAGCATCATTAGTGACCATCTTAAGCCTAGAATTTCTCAACGAATTTTCGTCAGAAGCCTTTGCTAATCCTGCAAAGCTAAGTCCACCAGCAATACCAGCAACTGCTCCTAATTTACCAAGTAATCCACCTAATTTGCCTATTATTCCTGTTATTTTACTTCCAATTCCTTTTAATGCCGAACCAAATTTTTTTAAATTGTCTACAGAAAAAGAACTTTTTATTTTAGATCCTAAACTTTTAAAAGCCGTGCCAAGTATATTCCCAGAACTCAAAATGCCATTCATTTTGTCCCTAAATTTATCAAAACTACTTCCTATTTTACTTCCAACAAACGGTATTTTTTCAAGCTTATTCACTAATCCGTTTAATCCGTTGGAATTAATTTTATCTCCAAAATTAAATAATTTTCCGTTTAGTGATGATGTCAATTTTGTTTTTAGATTGCTCAAACTCGCCCCTATTCTGCTT